GATGCTATGGCCTACTACATAGGCATGAGGGCTGGAGACGGGAAGGTCTCCGCCATACTAGAAGATGAAAGAGCTCTTGTGAAATACAACAAGAAGCGGTATCTTGTGTACATCGAGACAGATGAAGGCACCTTGTTGTGGAAGGCCATCGACGACATGCCGTGTATGCTTGAATTTGATTTGAACTTTTAATATGAAGAGCCTAAAGAAATTTGTCGTCGAGCTTAAGAAGAGGCTCAACGACACAATGACGCTGGACAACGGTGTAGAGCTTTACGTTGACGCCAAGTACAATGAGTTCCAGCACAGAGTAACAGAGGGTCCAATCGTTTCAGTACCAGCTAAGTACGACTGCGGAGCATCTCCAGGAGACACCCTGTACTTCCACCACCTTGTAGTTATTAACGGGGGCCAGACGCTTACTGGTGAGGACGACCACTACCTTGTCCATTACCACCCAGAGGTGGCGACCGAATCACAGGCGATTGCCTATAAAGGCAAAGACGGCATTGCTTTGCTTGGTGGATGGGGGCTGCTCGAACCAATAGAAGAAACCAAAAAGCCAGAATCAGATGCTATCGAAATCGTCAAACTTGAAGAGGAAAAGGTTACAAAAGGTCGTGTCGCTTTTACGGCTCCTTGGATTGAGGAGCTTGGCGTCAAGGTTGGCGACGTAGTAGGGTTCCCCAAGAACATGGACTACCGCATTAAAATTGACGGGAAGGAGTACTACAGAACACGAGCATACGATTTTCTCTATGTCGAAGAAAGCTGAATTTACAACTCTAGACGCCTCAAGGAGGCTTATGGAGAGCATGTCTGTCGCTATAGACAACATGATTGAAGAAGTCAAGAAGCCTGTAGATCCAGAGGCTGGAGGCTCAGCCCGCAAAGCTGAGCTGCAAGCCGTAAAGCAGACGGCTGTAGACTGTAAAGAACTTATTATTGAGCGACAGAAGCTCGAACAAATGATCAAAGAGTTAAGCGAAAATGGAAAAATCGAAGAAGACAAAGACTACTCAGGAGGGTTTGCAGAAAGATTCTCAAAGTAAGTTTGCATGGTGGCAAGACGAAGTTTATTTAAATCACAGAATGAATATTATAGGACAAAACGGAAACAACGGTGAGCACTACTTCTGGGAGGAATCCTGGAACGGAGAAAACGAAGACTAATTCCTTTTCGACAGTCGGCCCTCTACGTAAAAACGGGGCAATCAAACTGGGGCGTAGTTCAGTTGGTTAGAGCGTCTGTCTTATACACAGGAAGTCGTGGGTTCAAGTCCCACCGCCCCAACAATTTATTATATTTGCAATATGGGAGCCAAAAGAAATTACAAAAAAGAGTACAGGAAGTACGGTAAGAGCAAGGCTGCCAAGCTCTATAGGGCTGCATTGAACAGATATAACCATCGAAAGGGAACATACGGCAACGGTGACAAAAAAGATGCTGCACACAGCGGACGCCGTATCGTAGGGTTTGTGAGGAGGGCTTTGAATAGAGCCAACAACAGACCCAAGGTCAGAAACTCCAAGTGATTCTGGGTACGCCCTCGTAGCTCAACAGGATAGAGCATTTCACTTCTAATGAAACGGTTACAGGTTCGAGTCCTGTCGGGGGTACTAAATTAAATTAACATGGCTAAGCAACAAGTATCATCTTACACGTCCAAAAGCGTCAAACGAAAGGGCGTTCATTCCAAGACAAAGCAGTCTAAGAACAAGAATTCTAAAAACTACAAGAAGCCATACGCTTCTCAAGGACGTTAATTATGGCTGAGTACATTTGCAAGTGCGAAAAAAAGCACGAAGAAAGCAAGAGTGGCGTCACCATTCGGTTTGGTGAAGACGGTGCATATCACGACATCAAGTGTCCTTGCGGAAAGTATATGGAGGTTAAGAACCCAAAGAGCGGTGTCCCCTCCCTCGGTCGCATGAATAAACTCGGTCAGAGCTACTGATGTCAACGCTAATCGACATAGATGGATATGAAGATAAAGGGATCAAGATCGACCCTAACCTTACAGAAGGAGAAAGTATTGAGCTCCACGGGCTACTCGTTGTGCTACCGAAAAAACCAAAGCGATCTGAAATTCTCTTCCATGACCAACCAAAGGCTATGCAGATGTGGCGACGCATTCCTATGCCCGAAGAGTTGCAAAAGATACGATCTATGGATGAGTGGTTCGAGAAGCCTTCGGAGTTTAGAAAGAGGTTTTCTAACTACATCGAAAAGGAGTTTGAGCGCAGGCGTAACGGTGTTTGGTTTTACAATGCTGGCGTCCCTACATATATTACAGGGAGACACTACATGCTTCTCCAGTGGTCGAAAATTGATATCGGATATCCTTACTATCTTGCCTTCCAACGTGAAATCTTTCTTCACATGGCTGCGTGCGAAGCTGATCCCCGTTGTCTCGGTCAGCTTTATACTAAGTGTCGCCGTTCTGGGTACACTAATATCTGTTCTTCTGTTCTTGTCGACGAAGCTACGCAGGTTAAGGATAAGCTTCTCGGAATACAATCGAAGACTGGTAAAGACTCTCAGGAGAACATCTTCATGAAGAAAGTGGTGCCGATTTTTAAATCGTACCCATTCTTCTTCAAGCCTATACAAGACGGTACCACCAACCCCCGTATGGAGCTTGCTTTTCGTGAGCCCTCTAAAAGGATCACGAAAAAGAACAAGACGTCGGTCAAGGGCGACGCCTTGAATACAGTCATCAACTGGAAGAATACCACTAACAACGCATACGACGGTGAGAAGCTGCACATGCTATACCTTGATGAGGCTGGCAAGTGGGAGAAGCCTGTCGACATTCGCGACGCATGGCGCATTGAACGCACATGCCTTATTGTAGGTAAGAGAGTGGTTGGCAAAGCTCTTGTCGGAAGTACTGTCAACCCTATGGATAAGGGAGGCAAGGAGTACAAGGCCCTTTGGGAGGATAGCAATCCTATTGAGCGTAACGCTAACGGCAGAACTAAGAGCGGCCTCTATCGTATCTTCATACCTGCTTATGACGCTCTTGAAGGTTTTTTTGACAAGCACGGAAATCCAGTCGTTGAAGATCCTGATAAGGATGTCAGCGGTATTGATGGTGATCCAGTTACTCAAGGGGCTAAGACGTACCTCAGGAACGAAAGGGACTCACTGAAGTCTGATGCCTCGGAGCTTAACGAGGTGGTGAGGCAGTTCCCGTTTACTGAAGAAGAGGCCTTTAGAGATAGTGTAGAGGGGAGCATCTTTAACATCGGAAAGATCTATCAACAGATAGACAGTAACGAAGACCTATATCCGAACCCAGTTGTCAGAGGTAACTTCTTATGGAAGGAGATGGACAAGGAGGTTGCCTTTACGCCAGATCCTAACGGAAGATTTAGGGTTTCGTGGATGCCTCCGCAAGAGATGCGTAACGTCGTCAAAGAAGACGGTGGCAAGAAGGTACCTCCATTTGATCACCTTGGGTGCGGTGGTGTTGACTCATACGATCTTGACGCTGTCGTTGACGGTAGGGGGTCTAAAGGCGCTCTGCACTTGTACAACAAGTTCAGCATGACTGAGACACACCCGTCTAACATGTTTGTTGTGGAGTATGCCTCGCGTCCTGACCTAGCTAAGATCTTCTACGAAGACGTTCTAATGGCTGCTTTCTTTTATGGGTACCCACTCTTAATTGAAAACAACAAGTACGGCATCGTAAGGTACTTTGAATCAAGGGGTTACGATGGTTATGTGATGAACAGGCCAGACCACTTGCGCCCCCCAGGAAGCAGCGCCAACGTAAGAACCAAGGGTATACCTTCGAATTCGCAAGATGTCATCCATGCTCACGCCCAGGCTATTGAGCAATACATCTTTGAACACGTAGGTGAGAGGGCTGATGGAAGCGTTGGGAACATGTACTTCAACAGGACTCTTGAGGACTGGATAGGCTATCGTATAGACAAGAGAACTAAGTTTGACTTGACCATTAGCTCTGGCCTCGCCCTCTTAGCTGCGCAAAAAGTTAAGGTAGAAAAGAAGGTCAGTAATTTTGACGACAAGAAGTTCTTTCGGCGCTACAAGCCCAACGCCTAAGACGTTATCGTATTTACACTATATTTGTGCTATAAAGGCAATACTGTAAATGTCCTACAACAACAACAATAAAAAGTCTAGGACTTTTCCAGATCCATTGGCTCTCCCCTCGGAGAAGTTGCAGAAGTCGTATGGCCTTAAGTATGCAAAAGCCATTGAGAGTAACTGGGGAAAAATAGACGATGAGTCTGCAACATACCAAAAGCGCCGTCGCGAGTTCGAAAGAAACCGCGACTATGCTAACGGCACGCAGGACACTACAATATACAAGCAGATTCTTAATAGTCTCGACCCCAATAACGGTGACGGGACTCTTTTGAATCTGGACTGGGCTCCAGTACCTATCGTGCCGAAGTTCGTCAAAATTGTTGTAAACAAGATTCTTTCTTCAGATCCATACCCTAACCTTCAGGCTATCGATCCTCTGTCTAGCAGCAAGAAAGACGCTAAGAAGCGCAAGCTTCAGGCTCAGATTAGAAACAAGGATCTGTACTCCATGATGAATCAGTCTGGCATCAAGATGGAGTCAGACCCAAGCCAGATACCAGACACGCTCGAAGAGGCTGAAATCTTTATCGACACCAACATAAAGACCGATGCTGAGATAGCAGCTCAGGTTGCCACAGACATAACGTTGCAGTGGAACGACTTTAACGACTCCACCTTCCGTCGCTGTGTCAACGATCTCGTAACTCTAGGCATGGCTGTTGTCAAGAGACAGAACGATCCAAACTACGGGATTTCTACGGAGTACGTAGACCCAAGTGACTTTGTTCACAGCTACACCGAAGACCCCAACTTCAAAGACCTTGTATATGCTGGTCACGTAAAGACCATCACTATAGAGGAGCTCAAAAGAGTCGCGGGGAATGAGTTCACTGAAGAAGAGTTTGAGAAGCTCGCTAAGCAAGTAGCTGGTAAGTTCAGCAACGACTCTTCTGTCTTCGGTAGAAAGTACCATGACGACAAGAGAGATCGCATGGTGTACGGGTACGACGAATACAGAGTTCAGGTTCTCGACTTCGAGTTCCTCTCTGTTGATTGCATGTACTTCGAGGACAAAGAGAACCGATTCGGAAATAAGAACTTCTTCTTTAAGGGGGAGTCTTACTCAGAGCCTAAGAGCTCTGTCTTCGAGCGTCAGTCTCACAAGATGGAGAACGGCACGGTTTACGGAGGAAAGTACATCGTAGGAACCGACTATATCTACGGGTACGGGATTAAGACCAACATCCCTAAGAACATTCACGATATCTCTAGAGCTAGGCTCTCTTACTCTGCCGTTGCTACGAACCTCCGCCGCATGATGCCTAAGTCTATTGTGGGGAGCATCACTGGTTTTGCAGACCAGCTTCAGCTCACCCACCTTAAAATCCAGCAGGCGGTCGCTAAGGCCAAGCCTGATGGATTGATTGTAGACATCGAAGGATTGGATAATGTGCAGCTCGGCAGGGGCGGTGAGCTTCAGCCGTTGGAGATTCAGGATATCTACGAGCAGACTGGTGTCTTCTACTACAGAAGTAAGAATCCAGAGGGTGGTTTCCAAAACCCACCCGTTCGTCCTTTGGACAACACCATACGAAACATCAACGAACTTATTGGTTTGTACAATCATTATCTCCGTATGATTCGTGATGCTACAGGCATAAACGAAGCTATGGACGGTTCTACACCAAAGAGTGAAGACTTGGTTGGTGTGAGAGAGCAAGCTATAGCTGGAGGTAACAACGCTATCTACGATGTAACTCATTCCTCTATGATGCTCTACAAGAGAGTTGTAGAGGATGTTATTAAGTGCTTGCAGATACTCCCAGGAGACTCCCCCTTGTACTCCATCTACGAAAACGCCGTTGGAGCAACCAACATGGGCGTTATCACTTCGTTTGCAGAGCTTCCTATGTACAACTTCGGTGTTGT